TCGATATTTTCGATCAGGCACCCGAAGGCGTAATCCTCAACCACATAGTCGACGTTCATCGACTCGTAGTTTTCCACTCGGTCACGCTTGGCGTTTTCTTCCATGTGACGACGGTGGCTCTCATCCATGAAGTAGATAGAGAGGTTTTCCAGGCTGGTGACCATGATGGCGTTGGCCGGGAAGAACGGCACGCGTACCGCTGGCAAGTTACCGATGCGCTTTTGGCTGACAATCACGTCGGCGGCCATGGCTTCGGTGTTCGCCTGCTCCTGGTTAACAATCGGGAAATACTTGTCAGCCAGCAGCTTGCGGCCACAGATGACCACCAGGTCAGGTGACTCTTGATGCCACGGTGCAATCAGGTTGTTAGTGGCGTCCATCACCAGTGCATCCAGGTTGGCATAGTCACCACCTTTACCGATGCGGATGGTATTGGAAATCACCTCCCCCTCCTCGCTGGTGACTTTGCTCATTACGCGGGTTGGCGCTTCGTCGCGGTACTTTTGCAGCCAGCCGACGGCAATATCTTGCAGCAGGGGGAATTTGATGCGGTCAGAGGTAGACGCGCGCTCAACGCCGTTGAACCCGGCCATGATGAAATCCAACGCCTGACGCTTCACGATGGCGTTACGGATGCGCAACTGGAAATCTTGATAGCGCGCCCAGAGGTCAAGCTGCTTATAGCGCAGGTGGAAGTCAAAGTTCATTTGCTGACACTCGTAGCCTTTTGACTCCAGCGCGGTGAAATCAGCGGTCTGACGCTCTTTGCCACCGTCGGTGTCGGTGGTGCTGGCAATGGAGCCATTTACACCAACGCCGACCTTTTCCCCTTTCAGCTCATCCACCGGCACCATGTTGATGCGGGTCAGGAAATCAGAGGTCTCCTGCACGGTATTCATCAGGGTTTGTGTGACCGACGGCTCCACGCTGAACTTGTTGGAAATATCACCGACGTCGATGCCGTTGAGCTTGGCCACTTGCAGCAAATAGGCGTTAAATTTAAAGCGCGTCTCTTTTTTCATTAGGGTTTCCTAGTCAATGAATGGGGTGATAACAGTGGGCGCACTGCGCCCCGGTCAGTCGGTTAGCAGTTTGTCAGCAGACTATCCCCACCATCGCCACCGGTTGCCGCCGGGCGGCCCGGCTGACTAAAGCTCTCGGTGTTGTCGAGCGTGGTTTTCAGCTCGGCAAACTGCTGTTGGCTCTCTTTTGCTGCGGTTTTTAGCCCGGCGATTTCCTGCTCCAGCTCGGTAAAACGCTGTGCGGTGCTTTCGCCGCTGGCCTGTACCTGCTCCACCACCGCCGTGACGGCCTCATGCACATCGCTGAAACGCGCGTCATCGCTCTCCTGCTTGCGGCTGAACATGGCTTTCACTTTTTCGCTCAGGCTGGACAGGAGGGTATCGGGCACCTCTTCGAACTCCAGTTCGACCAGCGTGGCCACTGAGAACAGGTCGCCCGGCTCAGCCTTACGGCCCGCGAGCGGGTTGGTTTTGGCGGTTGAGCAGAATTCAAGGTATTCCGTACCCAGGCTGGCCGGGTCATCAGTCACCGCGAGGCCAACGAGATAGCACTTGCCGGTATTGGCAAAGTTCGGGCGGATCTCCATGGAGGTGTAAACCTTCTGGCCCGCCTTCACCATGGCGGCCAAGTCGTCGGTAGGGGTCAACTTGGCGAACAGCGCCCACTTGCCATTGAGGATTGAATCGTCGTCAATCTGCTCGGCTTTCAGCTCGACCACATCACCTAGACGCTTGAAATCGCCGTTGGGGAATAGCCCTTTGATGTGTTCCAAATTGATGCGGCAGCCATAGACACGCGGGTCAAAGCTCTCGCCCATTTGCTGGATATCATTGCCGTCAATCACACGGCCATCGCAGGTGTCACCTTCGACGCCAACGCGAAACCACTTTGATACTTTTTTTGCCATGGTCATTTGTCCTGATGGGAGTGTTATGTCGGGGGCTAGTTTCCCGGTCAAACACGCACGCGACCAGCGATGGCCGATGGACTATGCCCGACACAACAGCACCTTAGCGCGCCGCCGGTGCCGGTTGCGTAGCCTTGCCCTCGTCACCACCACGAGGGCACAGCATGCACATTCAGACCGACACCACACTCCTGCTAGACCCACGCCGACAGGCATCCTTGCTCTACTGGCAAGGGTTTTCCGTCAAGCAGATTGCCGAACTGCTCAACCAAAAAGCACCCACCGTGCAGAGCTGGAAACAGCGCGAAAAATGGGATGCGATTGCGCCGATTTCCCGCGTCGAAGCCAGCCTGGAAGCGCGGATCATTCAGCTTATTTTGAAGGGCAAGAAGGAAGGCAGTGACTACAAAGAGATTGACCTGCTAGGCCGCCAGATTGAGCGCCTCGCGCGGGTTAATCGCTACATGGCCACCGGCAGCGAGGCCGACCTTAACCCCAACGTGGCCAACCGCAACAAAGGCGAGCGCAAGAAACCGAAAAAGAACTTTTTCAGCGAGGAGGCGATTGCCAAGCTGGAGCAGGTATTTTTTGATGATTCATTCGATTATCAGCTCGGCTGGCACAAAGCCGGACTGGCACACCGCATCCGCAACATCCTGAAATCGCGCCAGATTGGCGCGACGTTTTACTTTGCCCGCGAGTCACTGCTGCACGCCTTGAAAACCGGCCACAATCAGGTGTTCCTCTCGGCGAGCAAGACGCAGGCGTATGTGTTCCGTGAATACATTATTCAGTTTGCTCACCTGGTTGATGTTGAGCTGACCGGCGACCCGATTGTCCTCGGTAACAACGGCGCAAAACTGATATTCCTCGGCACCAACTCCAACACCGCACAGAGCCATAACGGCGACCTACTGGTCGATGAAATCTTTTGGATCCCCAACTTCCAAAAGCTGCGCAAAGTGGCCTCCGGCATGGCCTCGCAGAAGCACCTGCGGTCAACCTACTTTTCCACCCCGTCCACCCTCGCGCATGGGGCGTTCCCGTTCTGGTCTGGCGAACTGTTCAATAAGGGGCGCAAAAGCATCAAAGAGCATGTTGAGATCGATATCAGCCACAAAGCGCTGGCGGCGGGCAGGCTTTGCGGTGATGGTCAATGGCGGCAAATTGTCACTATTGAGGATGCGCTCGCCGGAGGCTGCGACCTGTTCGACCTGGACACGCTTAAGCGCGAAAACAGCGCCGATGATTTCCGCAACCTGTTTATGTGCGAATTCGTTGACGATAAAGCCTCGGTGTTCCCGTTTGAGGAATTGCAGGGCTGTATGGTCGACAGCCTGGAGGAATGGACGGACGTTAACCCGTATGCGGCACGTCCCTTTAGTGACCGTCCGGTATGGGTCGGCTATGACCCTGCGCACACCGGCGACAGCGCCGGGTGTGTGGTGTTGGCTCCGCCGATGGTCGCGGGCGGTAAATTCCGCATCCTGGAGCACCACCAGTGGAAAGGCATGGACTTTGCCGCCCAGGCCGAGGCCATCAAAGCGCTAACAGAAAAGTATCGCGTGGAGTATATCGGTATCGACGCCACCGGCATCGGTCAGGGTGTATTTCAGCTTGTGCGCGCCTTCTATCCGGCAGCGCGGGAAATCCGCTACAGCCCGGAGGTTAAGACCGCCATGGTACTGAAAGCCAAAGACACGATTGGCAGTGGCCGCCTGGAGTACGACATCGCACACACCGACATCACAAAATCGTTTATGGCCATCCGCAAAACCATGACCGCCAGCGGGCGCAGCGCTACTTATGATGCCAGTCGCAGTGAAGAAGCCAGCCACGCCGACGTAGCGTGGGCGACCATGCACGCCCTGTTAAACGAACCGCTCACCGCCGCCAATGGTCAGCCGTCTAAATCTATTCTGGAGTTCAACCGATGAGTAAGCGCAACCGCCGCAACAAAAAGGCCACCACAACCACTGCGCAGCCCACCCAGGCTACGCAGGCATTCACCTTTGGCGAGCCGTCAGCGGTATTAGATCGCCGTGACATTTTGGATTACACCGAGTGCGTCGGTAACGGCAAATGGATCGAGCCGCCAATCAGCTTTTCCGGGCTGGCGAAAACCTTTCGCGCCGCCGTACATCACAGCTCACCGATTTACGTGAAACGCAACATCTTGGCCAGCACCTACATCCCGCACCCGCTGCTATCTCAGCAAGATTTTAGCCGCTTTGCGCTTGACCATTTGGTATTTGGGAACGCTTTTTTAGAGCAGCGTTTTAGCGTCAGCGGCAAGCTGATGAAGCTTGCCACCTCCCCGGCCAAATACACCCGGCGCGGCGTGGAGCGTGGTGTTTATTGGTTTGTGCAATCCTTTACCGAGCCGCACAGCTTTGCCCCGGACAGTGTTTTTCACCTGCTGGAGCCAGATATTAACCAGGAGCTTTATGGGATGCCTGAATACCTGAGCGCGCTTAACTCAGCATGGCTGAACGAGTCCGCCACCCTGTTCCGGCGCAAGTATTACCAGAACGGCGCGCACGCCGGTTACATCATGTATGTGACCGATGCAGCCCAGAGCACCACAGACGTGGATGCGCTGCGCGAGGCAATGAGTAACTCGAAGGGATTGGGTAATTTCAAGAACCTGTTTTTCTATGCGCCGAACGGAAAACCCGACGGTATTAAAATCGTGCCGCTCAGTGAAGTGGCTACCAAAGACGATTTCTTTAACATCAAGAAAGTCAGCGCGGCTGACCTAATGGATGCCCACCGTATCCCCTATCAGCTCATGGGCGGCAAGCCGGAAAACGTCGGGTCAACTGGCGACGTAGAGAAAGCGGCCAAGGTCTTTGTGCGCAACGAGCTGACGCCGCTCCAGGAGCGCATCAAGGAGGTTAATGACTGGCTTGGTATTGAGGTCATCCGGTTTAAAAAATACAGCCTCAATAACGACGACGAGTAACCCTACACCGCCAATTTAGGTGTATTAGTCGCGACTTGACCTTACACTGCCACGGCACAGAGCCAAATCCAATCTGACAGGCAGCTCTGTGCCAAGAGCGGACATTCAAGCAGCAATACCATCGTTGTGTAATGAAACAGATGAAGGATAATGGCAGTTGTTATATAGCTGACTCAACAAGAACATTCGCGTCTTCACCAGGGCACAAGGGTGGAACGTGAAGTCGCTGAGAGAGTACAGTAGTTCACCGCTAGTGATAAATTAACTGTGATCGTTTTAACTGGAGCAACTCCAAAAAAATCTTCTTGGTAGGATGTTGCACCCGCATCTATCTTGCATTAATCTCAATCCACTGAGGTAAAAATTGTGAAAAAAAAGGGACTTACATGCTTGAAAGAATTCATCAAATTACCAGCGTAGGTTTATTCCGGGATATCCGTCCTGCTGCGATGCCCTTTAAGAAAATGACATTTATCTATGCTGATAATGGTCGTGGTAAATCCACCCTGGCGTCTATTCTGCGCTCCTACACTGAATTAAATCCAGATATTGTACGGCACAGGAAAACGATTGGGGAAACACTCCCTCAAAATATTCGCCTGCAGTTTTCTCAGGGAAATCGTGCGATATTCGATAACGGTACATGGAGTGGTAAGTACCCAGATGTGCATGTCTTCGACCTAGATTTTGTTGATCGTAATGTTTACTCAGGTGGTGAAATCAGCGCTAGCCATAGAAAGCGACTGCTGAGTTTTGCGCTCGGCAGTGATGCAGTAGCAGCTAGAGCAGCTTTTATTGATGCGTCAGACAAGGCCGATGAGGCCAAAAGAGTTACGAGACTGGCAAGTGAAAAGCTGACGCTCCCCAGGGGAAATGTTACGCTAGCAAAATACATAAAACCTATTCAGGATGAGCACATTGAGGATAAAATTGCACTAGTCCAGTCAGAACTGGAACTTTGCAAAAGAATAGAGACGATCCGCAACCGTACGGGCTATCTTCAGTTACCTCTTTACGCTCCCGATTTCAGTTCGTTTTTTTCAACTCTTGCATCGAATTATGACAGCCTCAGTGCAGGTGCAGAAGAGGCAGTCTGTGCGCATATTGACCATATCAATGTCGAAGGTTTTGAGCGATGGGCGAGTAGTGGTCTTGATTATATAAAAGATGAACATTGTCCTTTTTGTACGCAAAGCCTAGAAGGCGTTGAACTGATCAAGCACTACCGGGAACGGTTTAATCTTGCATACAAAACTTTACTGAATCAGGTTACAGGCCTCGATAACGTTGCGGCGACAGCCATCCGTGTTTTCAATCTGGCCTTACTTGAGAACAAAATTGAGCAGGCAGGTTTAGTGACTGAAAACTGGAAAGATTGTCTCCAACTGACCGTTAATCTCCCTAATTTTGATAAAATTAAAGCCAGTTTGGAAGACCTGCAGTCATTGCTGAGTCGCTTAGTCGAAGCCAAGAAAAGCGATCCACTTTCAAAAACCCAAGGCGACTATGAAAAAGAAATCGCTGATGCAGTAACAGCAATCAATGATGAACTTTCTGCCTTTAATACGGAAGTGATAGCGGCCAATCTGGCTATTCAGACATATAAAGAGACCCTTGAAACCAAAAATGAAGAAATCCTGCGGGTTACATTATCCCGGCACGAAGCAACCCGATTGCGTCTATCACCTGAGGTAGTCGGTTTTATCTCTGATTATCTGGCAGCTAAAACAGCTGAAGCGGCAGCCTCTGAACTGAAGGAAACACGGCGAGGTGAACTGAATGCGATCATGGATTCGACCCTCGGAAAGTATCAATCCTCCATTAATGATTTACTGATGAAGTTTGGTGCAAGCTTTCGCATCACAGAAATTAATTATAACTATGCTGGCGGCGGTGAGCCTAAATCTGAATATGCAATTGAACTTAGAGGAGAAAAGATTTCACTAACAGGGGAGGAATCTAGTTTCAGGAGTTCACTCAGTGAAGGGGACAAAAGGACGCTAGCCTTCGCTTTCTTCATCTCAGTGTTGCTTCATGACGGTGATCTTGAGAGAAAAGTTGTCGTGATTGATGATCCGATGTGTAGCCTGGACAATCATCGCAGGAACCACACAATCACCATCATTAAACAGATTTATCTTCGCAGCCTGCAGGTAATCATCTTGGCGCACGACCTGTACTTTATCCGGACGATGCGAGATGAGTTTCTGAAAATGCCTGCAACTCAAATGCAGGACATTTCAACCTTACGCATTGTCCACACTGCGGGTGATTTTAGTGACCTGGATAGACTGGATGTCGATCTGGAATGTGAATCTCCCTACTATAAAAATCACCGGCTGGTGAGCGGATTTATCGATGGTATTCACCATCAGCTTCACGATACGGCAGTCGCAATCAGACCGCTTCTAGAGGGGTACCTGCATCGACGTTTTCCGGGGAAAATTTCACCGGGAAATCTGTTCGGAGAGGTAGTAACGCAAATTGCACAAGCACAATCGAGCGATCCGCTATTCTTCGCGAAATCGCTTGTTCCTGAGCTGAATGAAATTAACAATTATGCCGGTCGCTATCATCATGACACGAACCCTCAGGCATCATCAGAACCCATCACGCCAAGTGAACTCATGTCTTACTCTCGACGGGCTTTGAATGTGATTTATCGCGGCAACGTATGAAAGGTTCCTGATTGGGCGTCCCCTCATACTCAGAGGATGAATTGTACATTTGAAAGTGAGCCCCCGCAGGGGCTCATACCGATTATAAGGACACACCGCCAGCGCCAAACGCTTCGCTGTGAATATTCTCTTGAGGAATACTGATCCTACCCACGTAATGTAAACACTCAGTCGTCATAAACTAAACGTCTGCTGTTCGCTCAAAGTCGACTGTCAGATAAGATTATGCTCTATCCGCGGTAACTCTCAGGTCTGGTCTGAGCTGATACATTTTAGACGGCTTTTCTATACCACGTTATAACGCTCTCAGACGCCCGTCACGACGCGCAATCCCGTCCCCCACCCCTGCTTAATTTCAACAACTCAACGCCACCACGACGCGAAAAAACAATTATTTTTTGAAAAAAAATTCACTCTGCGCGCAATGCTATCCCCACCACGCCTGCCCGCTTCATGGGTCGGTTTTCATGCAACTGCCTGACCCAGTCAAAGCCGTACTAGTACTGACCTGAAACGCAAAATCCCCAAATACATTACTCATGCATTATGATGCACTTTGAATGCATGAGTTGATAAAGAGAAATGCATCAAATCTTCCTCAGTGAGCACAACTATATTCTTTGCATAATATTATTTCATACCCCCTTTATTTTACAATATTGAACCACCAATTCTCACACGAAAAAATGTAAACTATAGAACTTGATAACGTAAAAATTGATTTCCCACCGAAATAACCATGCCATCCCCAACATAAAAAACCATCCAGACAAAGTTAATTAATAGTCTTGGTTGCAACAGTACTTAAGAAATCATTCATAATCCCCTCTTTTTCGA